CATTTACATCACCATACAGCTTTGTTTTGATTGTCTGCTTTGTTTTGCCTGCTTTTAGTTCGCCAACAATCGGTTTGGTACTGCCGTGATAAAGATCGCCCAAGTCGGCACCGGCCTTGTCCCACGGCTGCTTGGCGGCGGGCTTGGCCTTCGGCAAATCAACCGCCGGGGCTGGTTGTGCCGGTCTTGCTCTAGCCACCATCTCATCCAGCGCGCTCTGCGGCACGGCTTGGCGCAACCCGATGGGTTCAGCGCCGGGAACGAAAGCCTGATCCAAAGTCAACGGTTTGTCCGGCATCCTGAGATTACTGACCGTGCCGCGTTCACCGCCTTGCGCCAGATTCTCAGGCGGTGGTTGCTCCATTCTTGGATTCCAGCGCACCGGCCGACCCGGTGGCGGCGGCGGACGATAAGCTGCTTTCACTGCCCTGTGCGCCGCGCCGGGAACCACCAGCGACGACGCGAGCATGGCGGCATCTTTGAACGCTTCCGTGGCAGGCGCGCGCGGCTCACCCATGTAATCATAATACTTCTGGACAGCCCACGGTCCCACCGCAAACGGAGCTTCAATGACGCGAGCAATGCCGGTCGCCAGATCGCCAGTGTAGAAGCGATTGCCAGTCACGTTACCGACTTCACGCAGCCCGCCGGTCAATGCCCCAAGTCCAAGTGATGCTGGCAGGAACGCCGCTTCGCCCGCACCAGTCAGCATATTGATGAAGCCTGCCGTCGGCTCGCTAGTTTCAGGACGGTCAGACGCCAACTGTCCCGCGCCTTTCCACATCCGCTGAAATGGGGCTTTGGCGGTATCTACAAGCTGCCGCGCCACTCTGGGAACAGCTTGCTCGAACCGGGAGAGCGCGTCGTCCGGGATTTCTCTCGGAAACAAATCGTCCAATGTCCGGGTCTCAGTGCTGGGAAACAGATCGTCAAGGCTGGGCATTGCGCCGTTTGGCAATCTCCTGTTCCACCTGTTGCCGGGTCATTCCCTGTTTCTTGAGTTCAACGGCCAGATTGTATTCTTCGGGTGTAACCTCACCAATGGCTTGATTCGTTGTCGGCTGTCCGCCGGAGATAGCCGTTCCCTGCGGGATTCCCGGCACCATTGTTATGCCTCCAGAACCGGGTGTGTACGATTGCAGGCTGGCTGGATCTCCCGGTATCATCGGCGGGTTCCAGTGGAATATCGTTTTGGGATAAGTGCCATGCAGTTGACGATAGGCTTCCTTGGCCTGTTCATAAGTCAATCCCCGCTCCATGTGCCATTCCATCTCGGCCACTGCCGCCGGGTCTCCACCCATCCCGCCCGCCGACTGTTTGGGAATATAAGGCAAGGGCGACACGCCATAGCCATACTCAAGTTGGGACACATCCTGACTCGGATCGGGCACAATCTGCCGGTCAATAAATGAGCCAAACGGCGTCATCATTGGCGGCGTTTGTATCGTGGGATTGACTCGCGCCCCCCTCTTGGCCAGTTCCCGCGCATCTTCCCAACGAGCCGTTTCCTCTGCTTGTCGTTGCCGAGCCGGTATGATTATCTCCATCATCTCGGAAAATCGCGTTCGGCTGGCCGGAGGAACAAGATGTCCGCCTTGAGACACCCGCAGCGCATATTCTTCTGGGGTCTCGGCTTCGGACATCCATTTCAGGGTCTTGAACTCAAGATCGGCAGACTTATATTTCCTCTCCCAATCCTCATTTTGCACCAACCGCTGTTGCTCGGCCTGTTGTTGCGCCGCTTGCTGCTGCATCTGCTGTTGGAGCAGACGTTGGCGCTGTTGCCCCTGAAATTGTTCCTGTGCCTGTTGCTGGCGTGCAATCGCCATTCGTTGCTGTTCAGCCGATGATGGCGGCAACCCGGCTTGAAGCATTTTCGCGCCGTACTGACCCCAGATGTCGCCAATAGCCATTTAGTAACCTCCGCCCAAACTAAGATTGGTACTGAACGGATTGCTGTTCCAATACGGCATCCCGCCATAAATTGAATTGGATGCTCCAAAATTACTTCCCGCACTAGGCGAACCGCCGGGTGAGCCACCGGGAATGCCACCCATACCAGCGATGCTGAACATACTGGAACTCAGTCCAGACAACCCCCCGCCAATAGCATTGCCAAGCTGTCCGGCTTGCATTGTATTCTGGCCAAACTTGGCCCCAAGCAGGCTGGCCCTGAGAGAGGCCACATCGCCAAAACTCGGCGGAGTAAGAGCGCCCCCGGCAAGATTCGCACCGGGCATCCCCGTGAACGGCACAACCTGTGGAATCTGTTGAGGCTGATAAGAGTTCAAGTAACCCTGCATATTCTGGATGTTGCGCTGCCGCTCCAGTAAATCCTGCGTGGTTAGGTAGCGTCCTGTTTGTGTCGCGCCCAATGGTGAGTCAAACAACCCGCGTGCCGCCTGTTGCTGGTTGACCTGATTGCCAAAGAAGGAGAGTTGATCTGGCGAAAGCCCCTGCCCAATCCGACCCTGCAAATCCTGTCCCAATGCCTCGCGTCCGGCGAAGAAGCCGGGATCAATCCCCATCTGCGCGTTGCGAATATTCTGTGCCGCCAGCGTCCCGTACTGGTTCTGCAACGCCAATTCCTGCGGTAGAAATTTCTTGGTCTGATCCAGCGCCAGTTGGTTGTATTGCGGCAGATACCGCTGTTGAGCAATCAGGTTTTGCGACAACAACGAGGATCGCTCCTGCTTGGCCTGTAAATCAGTGATGGTCTTGAGTTGTTTCGGGGTTGGATTATCCAGGGCCAGTAAGGCGTCCAGTTTCTTCTGCTGAGCCGGATCCAGAATACCGTACAAATACCCCTGCGACCGGCCAAAAATATCGTTCAGGGTCGGAATGTCCTGCGTGTCACTCAGGATGCCCGAACCCAGCACGCCGCCGCCAATCGCGGCAGCGCCACCCACTCCTACAGCTATCCACGACATGATTCTATCTCCTTGATTTCTTTGATGAATCCGGTAATGGCCGCATCACCCAATCCATCCAATGCCTCGTAACTTGGGGCAATGATTTGTTCCTCAATTTCAGTCAAATCAGTTTTCTCGGTCACATGCACCGTGATCCAGACGGTATCGGCGTGTGTATAAACCACCCGCTTTGTCCCGGCTGGAGAAATCATAGACAGCGGAGCCTTGATTCGTTGTGCGCCTTCCTCGGTCAATACAGACACCTCGCCCTGCATGAGAAAATTCGGATGTGAATGACGGTGGATTTTCCCCACAATCATCAGTCCTTTGGGGATGAAGATTTCCCGGACATACACTCCGTCGGCATAAGTGTGTTTGAGTGGACAACAATCATTGTCGCCAAGGAACGCTCCCGGAATCTGGGAAAGGCGGTTCTCGAATGTGAGAATCTTTTCCCTAATCGCCAGCCGGTTGTCTTTGACTGGCTCAATTTCGCGCCATGTCCCCGTCGCTTCGGCCAATGCAGAATCTGCAAGCGAGCCAATCTTCAAAGATGGAGAAAAACAGTTCATTCTCACACACAGACTTCCGCCACCTCGATCCATGATTGCAGGTTGCCACCAAACACTGCCGCGCCGGTTCCGGCGGCGTTCATGTAGTAGTTTCCACCGTCCTGACCGGTTCTAAGGGCAAATGTTATCTCGGAAACGGTTGTCGAGGTAACATAGAACTCGAAGTCATGCGTGAAAATGGTTTGGCTCTTGTTGGCTGCAATTCCCCGGACAGAACACCCGAGAAGCGTGGAGCCGTTCCAGACCGCCACGCAATGATAGTGATTGTCATTCCCAGAGCCGCCAATCAGCGATCCTCTAATTACCAACTTCGTGTTGATCGAGGTCGGCGTTAAGACAAGTGCCGCGCTGGTGGTCAGAACCTCCGTGCCTTGTGTATTAACCGGCACTCCCGACAATGGCGTGAAGAACGTCGCGCCAATGGCCGCCGACGCTGTGCTGGAGGTGACCCGCTTGCTCTGAATGGTCTGGCCGGCAATCCGTTCAGCCACTACGATATGCCACTTGCTCACACCATCGGATACAATGGTCAGACTTGCGCCACGAGTGCTGATAACTTTCGAGGTTGACCCGTCAGTAAACGTGTCCGCACCAGCACGGTTAATAGTGATTGTCTTGACTGCCGCAGCAACATCCTCATTGACCTTGATAAACCCGACCGAATCGCCCTTGTTGAACGCACTGGCGGCACACAACGTCACCACAATGTTCGCCCCGCTGTTATCAATCTGGAACATCTGGCCGGAATCAGCTGCTACTACCGAGAAATTGGCTGACTTGGCGGTCTTGTCATTCCACGGACGGGGTTGAACACCGGGGACATAAGTAAACGCCTGATTGGTGTTGAGCGCCCCCCATGCCTGATCCACGGTCAGGCTGAACTGACTGGAAATGGCGATGATTTTGCGAGTGAGTGGCGTTGCCCCAACGGTAATGGTGTCTCCAACCTTAAGCTCCGTCTGGAATTGCGTACCGGCCCCACCGTTGGCCGTCACCGTCGCACTACCCACTGCCGTATCCACAGTCCCGGTCCCGGTTAACGCAAACGCCGCCGCTGGAGCCACTCCAATGATGCTTGTCCCGTTATAACCAAGCAAATAGCCCGACGTTGGGTTGGTTGTGGATATGGGGATTGTCGCGGTAAACTTGAGCTTGTCGGCGGTCATCACCTGATCGCCGGCTGCGGCGTCATTGGCTCCCGTGCCTAACTTGCGAAGGGCTGGTGTAGCGGCCACTGCCGACCCGGTGACTCCCTTGAACGCCACCCCAGTCTCGATGGCGTCCGCTGCAATCTCGCCTGTCAGCGCCCCGACGTTCGCTATCGTGGCAAGATTAACGAGGTCATTCAGGTTCTTGTTCGCGGCTGACCCGCCAGCGCCGTCGATAGTTTGACCGGTGCTGATTGTCGTGCCGCTGGTTAGTGTGGCCATTCCATTACTCCATCGTTATCGCGGACGCGGTTAGGGTGTCTCCCCCGACCGTTGCCGCTGTTAATGTGCCGCCGTCCTGCTCGTCCCGCAGCGGTGTGAACCTTTCTTTCTCGATCTGTGCCAGAACTTTGAACCCAAGAATCTTCGGGTCGCCGGTGCTCTCCAGCCACACCCGGATGTCCTGGAATCTCGGAATTGGCGTGCCGGCGGAGTCATACCTCAAGTCCCATGTCTTTGTATCAATCCCTGTTGCCCCAAGAATGGCGGGTAGCACCGCCGGCACCACAAGGCCACCACCGGAAAGCGTTCTGGTTTCAAGCGTGTAAATGTCGCCCCGCTCATTCTGAATCTTGGGCGTCACCGAACCGCTGCCGCCCCGGTCGAACACATACATCAGCTTCAACAGCCGTTTGTCCTTGGTCGTATCGTCAAACGTAATCCGCTTGCTGGTTTCGCGGTAGGTCTGGGTACCAATGGCGTCAAACGCCGGCACGATCTTGTTGGTAGCGGTGCCCAGCCAGAGTTGGGGTCGTGCACCAGCCAACGATGCCACCGCCCCACAGGTGCCCGGCATTAAATCCAGTTCCGTCCAGCCTTGAGCGATGCTTTCCTTGCGTTGCGGCTCCCGAAATGACCATGCCAGCGTCTTGTCAGGCAGAGACTGGCCACTGCTGGGCACAAACCACAGCAATTCTTCTTCAAACACAATCGCCCAAGCGTTCTGATGGTTGTTGTAATTGTAGCTGTCCACCAACGGCTTGATATTCTCGCTGAACGGCAGGCTGGGCGTGGTAATCTTGTCCAGACTCGTGATCCGCAACGACCGGAACCCTTCACGAGTCGGGAACAAGATGTCGGCGTCCGGGTCGGTACCGGCCTTCACGATGGCATCGGGACTGATGATGCTGATGTTGTTGACCAGCGGGTAAATCGTGAAGTAGTCCGGGTCATTCGCCGTGGCGTCCACGATGCTGATACTGCCGTTGCCAGACGTGCCGCGCTTGAACACGATGATGTAGCCGTTCCGGTGCTGCACGAGCCGGACAATCGTATCGCCGCCACCAGCCCGGATCCGCAGGGGCGCGTCCACAATGGTCTCCGGGTAAACGGTTGTGCCCGATAAATCCGTCCAGTAAATGAAATCCCCTCGCGCAAACCAGAGCCGGTTGAACATCCAGATCAAATCCTGCACCGCGTCCATTGGCGTAACGCCATCCGCCGCGAGAATGCTTGGCCGGGTCAGGGTTGTGCCGTCGAACTTGAATACCGCGCCTACCTTGTCGGTGCCGTAAATCACGTCATTAGCCTGCACCATCCGGTGATTGCCGGTCGTGGACAACGAGCCGCTGGCCAGCGCAAACGCCGTGGCCGCGCCGGAGCCAGTCCATCGCATGACGCTGCCGTTGGTCGTGGCAATCAGCGTGGTATCGCTGCTGCCCGGTGTGAACGATGTCAGGCCATTAACTCGTATTGACATGATTACCTAAGGGCACCAGTTGGTTGAGTTGTTCCTGACGTTCTCCGCAGCCCCGGCACGGCTTGATGCCGATGGCTGTGGTAATCTTCGCAATCACATCGCCCAATCCACGCACTGCCGTGACGGTTTCGGCCTTCAACAGTTTATGGAACGGCCCCAGCGGAACCGAAATGACCTCAATCCCGGCCTCCAACTCAATCAGGTTCGGAGTAAACCACCGGGTCAGGTAGAGCCGTTTGGTGTCCGGTTCCAGTGACACAAAGAACGTGTCCAGCACGTCCTTGGCCGCCATGAACCAATAGTCCACCGGCACGCCATCAACGTGAGTCGGCAATGTGGCGCGAATAGCCGCTTCCTGGTCAATCACGGCGCGTAAATCATGGCACCAAAACACCACGTCGTAATCTTTCAGCGGACGCGGCGCATCAGTGATGACCGAGCCAGTCAACAGAATCGAGCGGACGGCTGGGTTCTCCAAGACGAATGCCAGCGAGCGACGAATGGCCGGCCATTCGGCTGGAACTCGAATCCGGGTAGGTAGCGAGTAGCGTTTGAGCACACCGTTGATGAATCCAACGCTGCCCCAGAGCGTTTTCCACGCCGTAAACACGAACTTATCCGGTTCAGCCGCTTCCTTGCCACAGTACGGTCCCTGTTCCCGGCAGGTGATATTACAGGACAATGGCGATATGGTCACAACCCGACCCAGCCGTTCACTGAGCCAGAGACAGCACCGGCGCTGCTCCAACAGGTGCGGACAAGGGGGCCACTCGTTAAGCTGTTCTAAGGATGTCATAGAGTTTGAAGGCTGAACACGTCGCGTCCGCTGGATGATCGAGAAAGAGACTGTAAGTGAATGTTTTACCACACCACACGAAACTACCGCCGCTGCCCGACACGGTGATTCCCAAACAGGTTGACAGACTAATGTTGGTCTGGCCGCTCTGATTGAGCAACGACCCGCCAATGCCCAACCCGGACATGGCAGTGCAACAATCCGGGCAATCGCGGGCGGCTCCACACGGAGTTGGAACTCCTAGAATCAGGCAAGGATTGACAATCGTGACCGAGTAGGCGCGGGAGCCGGTTTGGCTGAGTGAATCTGTGGCGCGCACGGTGAATGTTGCCGTCTCGCCGGTGGCGCTTGTCGGCTCGCCGGTGAACGCGCCAGCCGTGCTCATGGACAGCCCCGCCGGGATCGCGCCGGAAATGACCGCGTATGTATACGGGCCGGTGCCGCCGCTGGCCGTGACTTGGCCGGTGTAAGGCACGCACTTGTAGCCATCTATCAGAGTGTCGTTCAGAGTAATGACCGCGCCCACGGTCAATCCTGAGACAACATTTGAGACAGTCGAATCACAATCCACGCGGGCGCGGGCGCGATAGTAGTAGGTGACACCCGTGGAAAGCCCGGTGTCCACATACGTTGCGGTGGGATAGACGACTACCGCAATCTCGGCATACGTCACCGCATCCGTGCTGCGTTCAATGACCGTGGCATCGCCTGGTTGGCTCGATAACGTCCAACTAATCGTCAGAGTTGTCGCCGTTGGGCTGGATACCGCCGCCAGTGTTGGGGCAAGCAAAAGACACACGCCCGTGCCGGGCGCCTTGCGCTTCTGTCTCAGTCCAGGAGTTGAAATGTCGGCATTGAACAGTTGCTCAAACTCGATGTCCGACAGCAGGCGGCCATTAAGTCTCTGGTTCATTCCACCATGTCCGGTCTGATTCGGATAGGTTAGAGTTTCGTAGTTCATCGCCGCTAAAATCTTCCCACTGGCCCCCACGTTTCCACATGCCCGGCTAGATTCAGTTCACGTGCTACCAGTTGATCGTAAGCCTGCATGAAGGCCGATTCCTCGCTCTGGGCCATGTCATACTGCCGGTGTTCCATCCAGCCGTCAGCGGTCGCGCCGTGGATCAGTGCGGCGTCCATGTCCACCACGGCCACGTCCGCGTTATTGGCAAACGGCACGAACCGCCGCTTGGCTACCACGGTCAACGTCTGTGCCGTCGCGCCGGTGGGCGTAACCCGGTAACGCTTGTATTGCGGTGAGGTTTCTGCCGGTGCAATCGTTCCGAGCACGGTGCTGCCCGCCTTGATAGTGATAACGCCAGCGGTCGGCACCGACAGTTTGGATACAGCCTGTATTTCAGTAAAGCTGATGCTGCCGTTGACCGTCGTAGTGCCGTTGCTGGCATTGGTTGTGATGACTTCGGTGCGTACTTCGCCGCCACTGAGTCCCCGGACAAAAATCTGTTTGCTAGTGTCCGACGATGACGAGGACAAAACCGTGATAACACTGGTAGCGGCTGGCTGGACTTCAACTCCAAAGGTCTGCATCGGAGCCAACTCGCTTACAGCCGGCCAGGTATCAGTCGTATCCTGCAAATTACGCCGGGCAAACTCGACCAGACTGAAATCGTTGGTGTCACCTCGGGAAGTGTTGTTGAGCAATGCCAAGGCTGTCTCGTATCGTTTCGGCAGCACAAAGAAATTGGCATTGGCCGCCACCGTGACCGTGACCAACTCCAGCGTGGCCGGCCAGTTCTGGATGTCCCAGAGATGGCGGTAGCGCCGTTGCAGGAAATCCCGGATTTGAGTGTTGGCGTAGTCGCCCCCGACCGGCACGCTCAGTTTCCGGGCGACCTCATTCTTGAGTTGCCCGAACGGGAGCATGCTAGTAGTGACCCTCGGTGTAGCTGACCGCCCCGCTGGTGTTTTCGCCCAGAAAGAACAGCGGCTTGGGTGGCGGATTCAGAATCCAGATTCGATCATGGCCGCCCGCCGCCCCGTAAGGCTGCAAGAACACGCCGCCCTGACCGATAATGTTGGTGGCTGTGCCCTGAATGTTGGTCACGATGACCAACGTAGAACCGCTGTTGGATTGAGTCAGGCTGATGATGCCGGCGTTGATGTTTGTCTTGCCGCCCCACGACAGCCAGACCCGGCTGGTGCTCTGGTTTTGTAGCATGATCCATTTCTCATTCAGGGGCGAATCGAGGCTGCCCGTGGTGGCGAGGGTGACTCCGTTGGAAATCACGCCCCACTGAAAGCGTGCTGGGCGATCCCAGTCCTCGGCGTACACCGAACCACACAACGCGAGCATTGCTAAAAATCGTTTCATCATTTCTTTGGCTCCTTGTAACCCAGTTCCTTCGGGTCCACTGCGTTCAACTTGCATTTCTTGAGATGACCGAACTCCTCGCGGCTTTCAAGGTACTTCATAAAATCTGTGTTGAGATGGGCGTCAGTCATGCCATCCGGTTTGATTAGCTGCATCAGTTCGTACTGGGTGGGTGTGAGGGACCGGATATGGGTCAGCTTCCCGCCCGGCAACGGGTCCGGCATCGAGGCCATCATAGCCGCGTCCTTCTTCCAGCCATCCCGAAGATACCGTTCCCAGCGAGACAGGAAGATTTTGTTGATGATCTTCTGGACAACCCGGTTAAAGGTCTCGTCGTCCATCTTGGCCGATTGAGCCGCAACGTGCATAACGCGCTCCTTGGCGTGAAGGCAGGCCGGGGATAAGCCCGGCCTGCCACACGGTTGATGGTTACTCCCTGAGAATTATCAGGGTGTTGGTGTAGAGGACGTTGCCCACCGCGCCATTAGCCGGGTCTCCAATCAGATACAAGCCGCCCCCGGGAACATAAGGGTTGGCCGCCGTTGGAAACGACGCAATGGCACCAGTGACTATGCTCGTCCAGCACTCCGAGAGTGCCGCGCCATTTGTCAGTGCCACGAAAGACACCCCCTGTGTCTTTTCAGCTAGACAGGTCATGGTGAGCTTCATATACAACGTGCCCCTGCCGCCATTGCTGGACTTGGCAAGGGTGTTGATGTTGGACGCAACGACTGTGACCGTCCGCTGGCCCGCTGAACCAGTCGGATAGATGCTGCTGGCCGCGTAGACCGCCGCCGCCAGCCCGATGATGCCAATGAATGTAAGAAGTTTTTTCATATTATTGTTTGGCTCCTTTATTCACCCGCAACGTCCGGTGTGCTGTCATTCTTCCATCCACTGTGCGCGGCAATGTTGGTGATGACCAACGTGCCGTACCAGTTCAGGAAGCCGCGCTTGTGTTGCTGATCAGTGTCAGTGCGCTTCTGGAAAATCCCGCGCAATTCACTGATCTTCGCGTATTCCTTGCTGATCAAGGCCACGCCTTCGCCCATGCTGCGGTTAGGATGCACCGTGATGAGTCCGCCCACCGGGGCCTGATAGAACTCAACCTTGCTGTCCACCTTATGCGAATCGCGGGTCTGTGTTTCACGAACCACTTCCACGCGCCCCTTGTATTTGCTGGCTTGAACAGCAAACTTTGACGGAGCAACCGCCCACAATTCGCCTTCGATGCCCGCATCAAACAGGGCCACCACTGCATCCACGAAGATGTCCTCCGTGATGGCCGCATAGAAGGCGTTGCCGGTTGTGGTCGTTAGATCGTTCGCGCCGCCCGTGTTGGTCACTTTCTTGAAGAACCCATCCATCAACGCGAAGTTGGTGTCGTCATCCAGCCGGCCAGTCTGTTCGGACATGATGGTGCGCTCGATGTCGCGCACGATTGCCCGCACTTTCTTCTGCAAGCCATAAGCCAGTTCATCGCCGACACCGGCCACCTGTCCCTTGCTAGAGATGATGTCGGTGATTTCCGCAACGGTGAATGCCTTGATGATTTCCTGAACGTAGTTCTTCAATCGCGCACGGGCGTCCGTGACTGAATACACTGGGTCGGCGTCAAACAGCGGTGATGTCTGCAACGCTGGAGCTTCCAGTTCATCAGTGATCGAATCTACCTGGTATGTTTTGGCGTCTACTTTCGCCAGTCCCTTGAATACCGGGGCGTCCTCCTGCGCTACGATGCTGGGAGCCATCTCCAAGAGTTGCTCCCGGTAGCCAGAAGTATCCGTGCCCGGCGCAAACGAGGGACGATACATTGGATTTGCCATAGTAAGGTCTGTTCCTTGTTATCTTGATCAAGCCATCAGACTCGCCTGTAGCTGCAACCGGGTGTATTCCCGCGCCGCGTTGGTGTCGCCACTCTCGGCTTTCGCCTTGAGTTGCTTCATGCGCGACGCGAAATCCTGCGGAGCCTTGGGGGCCGATCCCTTGCCGGTTCCTTCCAGTCCGCTCTTGGCAATCGTCTGTTTCAACTTGGTCGCCGTTTTCTTCGCCTCGACTTTGGCAGCAATCCCGCCCGTCATAACAAATCCCAGCGCAGCAGCCCGGCCCCAATAAACGAGGTCGGTAAAGGTGTTGATGGCCTGACCGCGTGAAGCGGCCTTGGCAATCGCGGCCTTGACCAGTGGGCTGTCCTTGTCAATCTCGGTGGTGTTCGGCTTGAAGATGGGGGCAACGGAGTCCAACTCCGATAGTTCCTCGGACAATAACTCGCCCTGCTGACGCTGGTATTGTTCCTGCCGCATCCTGGCGACAGCCCGATCCTCGATTTGTTTCTCCCGCGATGTCTCATAGCGCCGGGCAAACTCGCTCTTGCGAACGGGGTCGTCCTCGGCGTGATACTGACTCGCCCAGTATTCAGGGGTGCCCTCAATACCGGGGACCTGTGGCGCGGATGTAACAGGCAGGGGTTGTTGTTGCGGGCCGGGCTGGGGAGCAGTTCCAGCGGCAAACATCGTCCGTAGCTGTTCTTTGAGTTGCCGGTTTTCACCGATGACACGCTCGAATTGCTTCTGAGTGCGTTTCTTTCTGCCGGTCGTGGCGATTTCTGGTTCAGTTTCAGGATGTTCCCCGGTCTCGGTGGTTTCTGTTTCCGCCGGTTCCGCCGGTGGTGATGCAGCTTCCACTGTTTCCGTGGATTCCTGTTCCTGAGCGCCAGTCTCAGGCGTATCTTCTGGCGACGGCTGTGGGTCGGTGGCGACTGCTGATTCTTCCACCTGCGAGGCTACAGCTTCATCCTCGGTTTCTTCTATGGCAGCGGTCTTTTCGCTCACTTGCGCTACTTCCTGTCCAATGAAGGACGTGATGGCAAATGAATCTGCGAATGGGAAACGCCCTAGATGGTCTGGGGCGGAACGCGCGTGCGGCGCGGAATCGAGGGCTTAGGAGGGGTCTCGGCCTCTGGCTGAGTTTCCTCAGTTGAGACAACAGATAATGCATCCAGAGAATTTGTCAAGTCCTGAAATGCCTGACAACGGTTCGCGGCGATCACGGCGGCGTACTCGTTGTTGCCGGACTGCGCGAGATAATACACACGCCACTGTTCGATGGCCTCGACAAACAACTCGTGGGCTCGAGAGGCTTTCCACTCGTCAATAGCGCGGGCGTCTTGAAGATTCTGGGGGAGGCTCATTGAGGCAGCATCCCCGCCCCCGAATTTGGAAGCTGCTTCATCTTTTTGTTGCGGGGATTTTTTCCCTTGCTTTCCATCTGTGCCGCTGCCTGAGCTTGCATCTGCATGAACTGTTGATCGTATTGCTCGGCTTCTTTTCGGGTACGAAACCACTGACGGGTCATGACCGGTCCAATTAGCTTGCTGAATGTCGTCCAGTTTACGTCGAACGGCCGCAGCATGGGGGCCAGTTGCGGCTGTTGCATTGCGCTTTGATACGCCACATAGAGCGATTGGGTTGCCAACACGTTGTCGAGCCTTTGCAAATCGCCGCCGCTCTGGATGATGTAGTCGCCGGCAAAATCCTGCGCTGTGACCTGTGCGGATTCTTCCGGGTTTCCCATGTTGGCGAAGTTCTGCTGCTGTTTCTGGTCACCAAACTTGAATTGTTTTTCGAGTTGGAAAATGTGCCAGTAAACCCGGCCAAGAAAATCATGGAAGTGCTCAAGCTCGCGCCGCAACTGGGCGTCGGCGGGGGCCTGCACTTGCGAGACCTGAGTGGCCGTCGGGCTGTCTGAATATCCGCGCAACCGCAAATCCGGCATCCCGATGTATTCAGCGGCGAACTGCTCCAGCGATGCGGCGTCCAGTTCAAACCCGCTGGACAAGTCCGGCCATTGTGGAATATGAATGGCGGCAGCGGGCGGGATGGAAGTCTGGAAAACCTGACCCACCGTTCGGAAATTTGCGCCGGTAATCTTGCTGGCGCTATGCACGATGACCGGCGGCGAGAGCGTGAGCACCCGGCGATTGAGGGCTGCGTTACGGCTGATGTTGTATTCCTCGGCAAACGGCTGCAACAACTGGGGCAGGCCGCGCCCGTCATAGAACCTGACCCGGCTGGCGTGGAACGTGTATTCCTCGAATGGCCACTGACCGTGCGCGTAGGGCAGTTCCATGACGCGCAACGGGCCAGAGCCGATGGCGGATGGCACATAGGTCAGGACGCATCGCACCGGCGTATCATCGCCGCCGGCGACCTTGCCTTTCATGCGTTTGACGTGTTTGACCGGCAACCAGCAATACAGTTCCCGGACACAAATCTCGTCCTCGTCATAATCGGCTCCCGACAAGTTCTCGCCGGTTTGCTTGGCCTGTTCGAGCGTGGACTTGCCGGTGGAATGGCCGGAATATCCGCCACCACCCGCCGATGCCTCGATGATTTCCTCAACGTTATCGTACTTGCCGCCTCGTTCCTTTGCCTGCTGGCGCAGTTCGCGTTCCGTGAAATAGCAATCATGCGCGATCCATTCGGCTTCCCGCAGGCAGGACGTGTTCACCGGCACGATGAGGTCGGTCAACTCCTGTATCGGCCCCACGACCGGACGTTCCCGAACGGTCTTGTCTCGTACCACCTTGATCTCGGTCTGTTTGGCCCGGATTTGTTCCAGCACCGAATCCGCCCGGCGCTGATGGTCGGGGTCATCCAGGTCATACTCATATTCGAGCGCGAGCAATTCCTTGAGTTCCTTGTCGGTCAGCGGTTTTGGCTGTTGACCGGCCTGCATCGCGGTCTGCGCCTTGATCATGGTCAACTGCGTGATGGCCTGCTGGACTTCTTCGAGTGTCAGGATTTCCGTGACAGCTTCATACGAACATTCGTAGGTGATCTTCGCCACGCACTTGCCCTGTTCCAGTGCCCGGTCAATCAGGGTGTCCACTGTGCGCCGCCAGCCGGCATCGGACGCCATCAGATAATCGAAATACAATTCCAGCGATTGTGCCGATTCAAACCGGGAGGGATCGGTCAACGGAATGAACCGGGCGGCATGCGGGGCGTCAATGACTGAATTGAAGAACACGGCCTTCATTCGTTCAAGGTATTTGTCAATCAGCGGAAACCTCAGATCGGACGCGCCCTTGAATGGCATGTTGGGGAAAGGACGGCCAACCAGTCCCCGGCGGTGCTCGTAGTTGGTGGCAAGTTGCTGGTCGTACTGGGTGCGTTCCGAGAGCGCCGACTCGACTTCGCCATTGAGTTCGGTCAGAAGTTCGGCCAGTTCCTGACTGCGGAGATCGAGTTCCTTAGCGGCTTCAACCCGGTTCGACAACGACTTCTTCGCGCTCATCGAGCAACCCCAAATCGCCGCGCATGGCAAGCCGTTTACGGAACTTGGTGACGGCGCTGTCGTGTTCCGTCGTGACCGGCATTGGGGAGTATGCCGCCCGGTGCATGACCAGATACATCATGCACCGGGAGAAATCAAGAAAGACTTCATCGGGAGCGTCGCGGTAGATGAATCCGTCCGGTGACTTGGATTTCTTGCGACGCAGATTACGAATGGACAGTTTACAGTTGTGCAGGTCATCGGCAATGTAAAAGTGGGGCCGGTTAAGCGCATCCATCGGTTTATCCTTGTTCCAGCCCAACAACTGCTGCATCCGGCGGATACCGCCACCGTCCTCGACCACCTGCGGGTTGCCATCGGCAAAGAACAGGCCCAATTCAATCAACTGGTCACGTAACGTCGTAGTGGAGGATAACACGCGCAACGGAGAGTTGGCAAATTTGCCGTCTATAATGTTTTCGACGACCGACCATTTTTCGGCAAGCCCTCGGAGAATTGCTGCATAATCGTCCAGCCCCCTCTTGTCCGATTCGATGTGATGGTATGGCTTTCCCGAGAAATCTCCAAGGGTTGGCCACTCGTCCAGAATGTAATAGTCCCCGGCTCCGTTAATCGCACCAACCACAACAGCCCACGGACGATTGGGGTGCGGATCAACCACCAGATAATTCGTAGTTTCGACTGGGAGTGAAGAACGCGGGACAAAATGTATTTCAGGAGTAACCTCGAAGTAGCTACCTCGAAGATGTATTGGCTTTCCGGTTCTGCGGGTAGCGCGCTCTTCCTCAGAGTAGTCAGCCGCTCGTTGCTGGATTGCTTCATGGCTCAGGTATCCTTTCAGTTCACCGTGAGGGGTCATCAGGCTGGCGCATGTCGAGCAGTTCTCCTCGTCCGAAGCAAACTCGTGCCAGGCCAGCGGATTGTTCTCGAATGCTTCCGTCATCCAAGACGATTCAAACAGCAGGGTGCCGCACACCACCCGGAACCCGCCTTCGCGGAACCGGGCCGGATAAGCGTTGTAGAGGTGGCGTGGTGGAGGTTCGACAAACCCCACCATCCCCAAGCCAGCCGATTCATGCAGCTTGGGGTCCTGATCCATCGTTCGCACCGTCATGCGCCATTCCAGTTTGTTGCCACCGTCGTCCATGAACTCGAAGCTGGACAGATAATCCAGACCGAGCTTCTCCGCCTTGTACCGGTGTTTCGGCCACCACGTTTCGATGGCCGTCAGGAACTCGCCGCCCGCCTTAAGTTCGTCCGCCGTCACCACCAGCCGGATATGTTTCTTGAATGGCCACTGTTTGAACAATGGGAAACCAAAAAACTCGTTCTGCGGCCCCCAAATGATGTTGGCGATGATCGCCATCAATCCGTAAGACTTTCCGGTGCCGTTCCCCCAGAACGCTCCGAACTGGGTGTGTTTCTGCAGCTTGCTTTCGTAGTCATAGCTTTCCCCAATCACTTTGGCCAACCGGTACTGGGGCGGGTTGGGCTTGAAAAACACAATCGGGATGACTTCCCGCGCCTGTTTCTCGATCTTGTTGTAATAATCAACGTACCACTGCTTCTGCGCCGGGGTCATCCGGGCGACTTCAGCGGGAGTAGGAATGTGAAACTTTTCGGCCACTACGCCACCATCCTGCGAATCGTCGCCAGCGACCACTCCGTCCCGCCGGTCTTGGTCGGTATGTTCAGCCGTTCCAGTTCGCGTTTGATCTGTCGCAGCGTATGATTGCCACCCTGTTTGAGCGCCCACGCCAGCGTGATGACGCTCTGCTCCCTCTCGTTGGGCACCAACCGTTTCACGCCGTCGGAGAAAACCACGTCAAACCCATACGTCACGGTCCCACCCAGCTTCTCGCCCCGCGAGCGTTTCACCGCCAGCGCCTTTTTCGTCCTGAACTTTATCACCATCCGCTCGTACTCGCTGAACAAATCCATGATGCCCCGTATCAGATAGTCTTCCGGGCCATCCCCGTTGCCTTCGCCGCTGGCCGACAAAATCTTCACCCCACATTTCTCCAGATGATGCTCAATCAGCGCCACCCGCATCTTGTCACGAGCGAGCCGGTCACGCTTGGACACCACCAGCGACTTCACCCCATTCTTCTCGCAATACTCAAACGCCGACAACAACCCCGGCGAATCTTCCGGCAGCGTCGCCCCGCTCAGGCGATCTTCAAATACTTCGCCCAGTTCGTAGCCGTTGGCCGCGCACCAAGCCGCAATGTCCCGGCGTTGAGCTTCGGGGCCAAGATTCTGGTCATCCGTCGAAACCCTCACATAAGCGCAGGCAGTTTTCATGGTTCCTTTCTGTCGTTCATGGGCCGGCGATTCCACCGTTCTTCCGGCCAGTGATAGCCAACCAACATGCAGTCCGCGTTCTGGCAGATCGCGCCGGCTATGCCTTCAGCCTCCGGGTCGGGAACCCCGGTGAAGTAAACAACTCTTTGGGCTGCCCCTCCACAGAACGGACACGCCAGCAGTGTCGGCAGGTCCCGCTCTTGCTGGGGTTGATTTGCCTGCTCAATCATTTCTTCCTCCGTTTCCTGCCAAACACTGGCTGATCCTCCGGCGAAACCAGCAAGGGCGCCTTGCGATCCATTTGTTCGCGCGGCGAGAGTTGCTGCCAGCGTTCATCGGCAAGTTCCTCCAGAAGTTTTTGCGCCTCCCGGC